TCCGACATTATTTCAGTGTCAGGCCGGGGGTGTATAGCAAAAAGAGTGACATTAGCTCATTATATTAGTAATATAGTAAGCTAACGTCGTACTATTTAATCATTCTCGTATCCGTATGATAATTCCATAAAGATCGTATCACCAACTTCATTCTCGTAGATGTCAACGGTCTGCTCAAAAGCATGTTCTGGTCTATGTATGTGATCATTCCAGTATATGTATGGATGTTCGAATGTTGGCTTAGGATCAGATTTGAATGTTACGGCTGCATATGTCAGTGCAGATGCGATTACGGCTGTTAAAATTGTTTGTTTCATAATTATATAGTATTTATTTGTTCTTCAGTTAATGATTCTCGCCAAGCTTGTACATGCATTTCGTCTTCAGATTCTAAATGTTCAAGAGCAAAATTGAATGCATCTTCTAGCATATTCAGTTCACATATTTCATTAATTCGACGATCTAACAAATCACATTCATACGGTGTGAATACTGGCTCATCATTAATATTGATAACATCAATCGGCTCGTCTTCGAAATGATACAATTGATCATTGTCTATTAGATATTGTACGAATGCTTTAACATCTTCAATTGATTTAATTTGATTTTTCATAGTTGTTTATTATTTGTTACATTTATATTATCGTTAGTCGATCGTGCTTAGACTGTAAAGTGTATAGCATTTTTGTTGTATTCTAAAACCTACTTTTCAGTAGATTCTAGAACTTCAACTTTAGCCAGATGTCTGACATTACTTGGCATATCAGTAGATTGCGACCAATATTCGCGCTTGATCCAACATGGCATTATACTTAGCTTTGGTAGCATTACTTTTAATACTTCATCATGATTATAAGTTATCTTTTGATTTTTATTATTAATAAAAGTTATTACTTGATTTCTACCAAACCAACTTTTTCTTACTACAAAGTTAGCTCGTTCGATCGGTGGATATATCATAGCTAAGTCTTCAGGACTTAATTTTGCAATGGCTTCAGCGATCAATTCTTTGTTAGTTTTTACTACTACTACTTCTACTTCTTTAATTTGATTTTTCATTTGATTTAATTTAATTGTTATTTATTTATTTATTATTATTTGTTACTTACATTTATATTATCATTTACTGTCCGTATTCAGACTGTAGGTATAGCATTTTTATATTATATTTAATTCTATTAAAATTGATTCTATTATATCTTCTTCTAAAAATAATTCTTCATCATATTCTAATTTTAAAAGTTCTATTTGATCTTTTATTTCTTGAAGTTTATTTGGATATTTATTTATTATTAATTGGTCTATTCTATTCATGTTATTATTATTTATTATTATTATTTACTTACATTATTATTATCATTTACTAGTCGTATTAAGACTGTAAGACTTTATATTTATGACAATTATTATTTAATAATTTATCAACTTGATCAAAATCTTTTTTATTGATTATTAAGTTTGAATTTAATAATTGAAAAGAATGATTTAATTTGTTAGAATTTATTAATAAAGAATTAATAATTGATTTGAAATTTTGATTGATTTTTAAAGTCATTTTTTATTTATTTAATTGTTATTATTTATTTGATTCATATATATTATCATTTACTTGTCGTGTTAAGACTGTAAGGAATTTTTGCTATACGCAATGCTATACATTGCCCACGGCTCCGCCTGTCAATTCCATCTAGTGGAGGAAAAGGATCCCTGTTACAGGACCCAGTAGCTTCCCAGTATTAGCTAGCTAGCATAGGTATTTATTATAAACTGCAGCCAGTCAATCTGATTATTATTATCATTCAGCACGCCCCAATGGTCTGCTATCTGATCTTCTAGCTCTTCAGATAATTTTAATCTGTTATCTGTTTTTAATAAATTTAATAATTCTGTTAATTCTGATCTGTTAAAATCCATTTTATATATATTTTATATTCAGATATATTATCAGTTATACCCCGTGCCCTGACTGTAAATAAAAATTGCTATACGCAATGCTATACACGGTCGCGCTCTCGCGCTCCGCGTTACGTTAACGTTCGTGTTTCGGCATGCCACGATCGATCCATGCCCAATACTTTGCACCTTGACGTGTTCGAGACCAATCGCAAAAGAATATGATCGGAGCATTCGCGTCCACTAATCGTTTCACATGTTCTCTGCCGTGTTGCCAATGCGATTCCTCGATTAAGTCGAGTCTAGTCTCCGGGTGTAATTCGTTTAATCGTACCATGTTCTTATTTGTTTTGTGTTAGTAATTCGGTTGTTGTGATAATTGTCTCTAATCGGTTAAGTAATGTGTTGATCGGTTCTTCTTCCTCGAGTGATAATACGAACTCTCTCGCGGCGTATAAACCATTCACTAACTCATTTAATTCTTCTCTTGTAAATTCTATTTTCATAATTGTTATATTTTGTATTCATATATATTATCATCACTAAGTCGTGTCGGTACTGTAGGAGATGCTATACGCGTTGCTATACACGCTTCGCGTTGCTCCGCTCCGTATTACGCACAACGATAATGCCGTATAACGCACAATCGTACACGGTAACCGCCGTTACGGTAACACGCAATACAATAGCTCACATACCATACACATCGCAACGTATCGTGTCGTATCGTATAACATACGAGTCACGCACGAAATCATAACATGCACACGACAGCACAACATAACAAACACCCGGCACACGGCATACGGCAACGCAGCCATGCACGTACACGTACACAGGACCCCAGGAAAGCCGGAAGCGTACACGGTAATCCGTACGGAAAAGGCAAAACATTTTCACGAAACCCGAAAAAACGCCGGGGGGTGGGGCGAAAAAAACGATTTCCCGTTTGGGGTGCGGTGCGAAAAATGCTATACATAGCCCGTTGGTTATATTTACGTAACAAAAAATTTTTTACAATATTTTTTTTTTGATATAAAGTGTGACGTTAGGTAGTTATATATAAAAATAGTAGGCTAATGTCACCTTTTTAAATTCCTATGTTACTATGTAATTATATCCTTATATCGTGGAGTGGTGGCAGTTGGTTAGCCCGCGAGGCTCATAACCTCGAGATCACGGGTTCGAGTCCCGTCTCCGCAACTAATAATAATATTATGGCACAGAAGTTATCTGCTACGGCTAAGAGAGATAAAGCCGCTAGGGATTTGGCGTTTGCTAAGACTCCTGCGAGAAGAGCAAAAAAAGCGGATAGCCAAAGAAAGCATCGTGCTAATCCTAATGCTAAAGGTTTGGATTGGGATCACAAAGATCAAAGGTTTGAGTCGCCAGCAAAGAATAGGGGTAACGAGGGTAGAGGTACTAAATCAGAAGGTAAAGCTAATTATAAAATAACTAGGTAATATGGCAGCAGAATGTGGGTGTAAAAAATCACCACTAAAAATGTGTGGGTGTTCAGTAAAATCACCTGCAAAGAAAACCGGAGCTTGGGCTCGTAAAGAAGGTAAAGATCCAAAAGGTGGATTAAATGCTAAAGGTGTTGCTGCTTATAGAGCGGCTAACCCAGGTTCTAAATTGCAAACCGCTGTCACTAAAAAACCATCGGAATTAAAAGCTGGTAGTAAAGATGCAAACCGTAGAAAATCTTTTTGCGCTAGAATGTCTGGTATGCCAGGCCCTATGAAAAAACCAAACGGTGAACCAACAAGAAAAAAATTAGCATTAGACAAATGGAACTGTTAAAAAGAAAAGATGGGTCCACATCTAAACGCGGATTGTGGGACAACATAAGAGAGAATAAAGGCAGCGGTAAAAAACCTACTAAAGCAATGCTTACACAAGCTAAAAAAATAAAAGCTAAAACAAAAAAATAATGGCGAGGATACAGACTTACGATGAAGATACTACTATTGAAGACTCTGACAAATTAGTCGGAACTGATGGAACCGCAGGTGTAGATCTAAATAAAACAAAGAACTTTACTTTAGGTGGTATAAAAAAATACGTGCTTGCTAGTAATAATACAAGTAACCTTACTTTTAAGTGGGGGGCTAATAAAGTATATTCTACACATATAAATGGTAACTATTATAAGTTAGGTATTGATTTTAACAATTTAGTATTAGAAGATGGGTACACATACACATTGCTAATAGATAGACGTAGACGCCATGCAGGTAAAGGGCCTAACAAAGGGTTCAGACTAAACAAGTTTTACCACGAAAATCCTATTGATGCCACCAAGAATAGCCGGGTTAGTGAAGTTCAAGTTACTAGTGCTAAAGGTCAAAAATTTGATTTCAATCAAGATAGATATTTTACCGGTCAAGATGGACGTGCAACGGGTACTAGCGAGTCCCGTAACAGTACTTCCGGAAGTACTATTCGTTTTATAAATCTATCCTTCAGATTAAGGATAACAAAAGGGGATGAAGTTTTTGAAACCGCTTCTTTAGGACAAATAGCAATGAATATTAATGACAATGGCGGACAAACAGTTAGTTACGCAAGACCAGAATAAATTTATAATCTAGCGGGGAGTCTTTATAGTCACCTGTCTTTGACGGGAGTCTTTATAGTCACCTCTGAAAGCCTTCCGCACACTGGTTGGCAACTGTATTAATGATAACCTGCTTGTTTTAACAAGACCGCTAAGCAGTAGGCCTTCGGGTCGTACACTTAGTCTAATTGTTAAAAGGAGCTACTAAGTCCCTAGTACATGCGTCAATCTTTACAAGTTGCGTTTTCAGGTTCGGGAGTCTTTATAGTCACCTCGCTATTTTATAATTCACATATATTAATAACCAAAATTAAAACCAATGACAATTTTTTACCAGAGTACCACACAAAGTACTCAACCAACAGAGGCCAAGATAGAACTATGGAAACATCTTGCAGACAAAACAAACTGGAGGATAACCGAATTAGAGAATGGATACTTCCAAACCGAATTTTCCAATGAAGATACCTACTGCGCAATGACACGCAGGCTAAATCTAGAGTCAGCAGAAGAGGCTATTGACGAGACAGTCAATCATTACACAAAAAAACTAGAGTTCTTAGATGGGCCAAAAGTAGTTAAAACATTCAAAAAATAAACCAAATCAAATTAAATTAAATGGAATACAATACACCAAGTGAGATCGTTAAAGATCTTACGTATGGCAATGAAGCCAGAGAAAGAATAATGCTAGGCGTAGAAAAATTAACAAACGCAGTGAAGTCCACGTTAGGAGCTTCCGGAAAATGCGTAATATACGAAGACGCTCTAGGTCGGCCGGTGATTACAAAAGACGGTGTTACAGTCGCAGAGTCTGTAGTCTTAATAGATCCTGTCGAAAACATAGGGGCTACCTTAATTAAAGAGGCAGCTGCAAATACAGTAAGAGAAGCTGGAGACGGTACCACTACGGCAACCGTCCTAGCTCACTCTTTATTAAAACAAATAAACGGATATAACGGTAAACGTTCCGCTAGAGAAATTAAAATGGGCATCGACAAAGCAACAACAAATGTTTTAGCATATCTGGAGTCAATCAGTATACCTGTTGGAGGAGCTATGTTAAGAAGTGTTGCTAGTATAAGTTGCAATAACGATAAAGAATTAGGCGATAAGATTGGAGAAGCTTACGAGCAAGTAGGGAACGATGGCGTTGTAATGATGGAAGAATCCGAAACTAATGAAACATATGTAGAGTTTGTAGATGGCGTGCAATTTGATTCAGGTTTGAAATCACAATATTTGATTACGGACCGCGATAAAATGACGGCTGTTTTGGATAACCCATTCGTGTTAATTATTAGTTCGCCAATACCTAACATTAGAAAGATACAAAACGTCCTTGAACACATCCAGAAGACGCGTAGGAGCTTACTAATTGTTGCTGATGTAGAACAACAACCGTACGCCACATTATTAGCTAATAAAGTTAAAGGTAATATCAAGGTAAATATAGTCGACCCTCCAGGATTTGGAGCGACGAAAATGGATACATTAGAAGACCTAGCTTTCTTAACGGGGGCTACATTAATTGACGAGCAAATGGGGGATGACTTAGATCTTATAGACATCGATATTTTAGGGGAAGCGGTTAAAGCTATTACCGATAATAAAACGACTGTATTACAGATTGGTGAGGTTGGAGAGGAATTAGCTGTCCGTATAGAAGACGTTAGAAAAAAGATAAAAAATGAAACTAATCCGTACCTTAAAAAGAAGTTGGAGCAAAGGCTTGGAATGCTTTCTGGTAAAGTTGGTATTATTAAGGTGGGCGCTGACTCAAAAGTTGAACTTAAAGAAAAGAAAGACAGAATAGAGGATGCGATATACGCTACTAAAGCTGCTTTGAAAGAGGGTATTGTGCCTGGAGGAGGAATAGCCTTATTAGATGCTGCTTATAGTCTTAAACCGGAAGGGAATAGACCGTTTAGCGACGGAGAAGTATTGTTGTTGAACGCAATAAAAGCTCCATACTTTACAATATTAGAGAACGGTGGTTTTAATTTACCAGAAGATTCTTACTTATTAACAAAAGAACCTGGGATTGGTACAGATGTAACCTGTGGATGTAAAGTACATATGGTTAATAAAGGTATTATAGATCCGGTTTTGGTAACAAAATCGGCGCTAAAAAACGCAGTGAGTGTTGTAACTACCATAGTATCAGCAGATTGTATAATCAGTAATATGAGGATCAATGCAAGCAATTAATTACTACCTAATTATAGATAATATAAAAGAAGCACCTAAGTCAATCGGCGGGTTAGAAATAATGGATTCTCAAAATACTGAATTACGGTATTTAAAAGGAGAGATAATAAGTATAGGAGATTTAGTCCCTGATGTATTAAAAGTTGGTGATATAATCCGGTATGATAAACATGCCGGTCATACCATTCCAATTGATGACAAATTACTGTATGTAATAAAGGTTGGAGACATAATATGTAAATTGTGAAACTAAGTGCTCAAGACTTACGCGAAATAAATTTGTTTAAGTATTATAGGCTTGTTAGAAGGTGGGCCTGCAAAACGTATGATCTAACAGATGCTGATCTAGAATTACTTATATATTTAGATTGCAAAAATAGATTTACGCGTAATGATTTCATTAATGGCATATATACCTATTCATGGGATAAAAACAGGTGGGAACGCTTGCGAAAAGAAGGATGGATAGACGTATGGAGAGAGCGTAATAGAACAACTATAAAGTATAGTGTATATAAGACTTCGTTTAAATGCCAACAACTTATAAGTAGGATTTATAGGATCCTATTAGCAGAAGAAGATCTGCCAACATCCTATAGAAGTAAATTTTATAACAACAAAACATATACGGACAAAGTATTTAATAAAGCTATTGACGATATGATTAAAGACAAAGACAGGTAATATGAAAGCAAAATTGAAATCGCCGGCAAAACAAACTACTACAGGAGACTGGAAAAACAAAACGACTGACCCTACCGTATTGGCAAATCGTAAAGCGGCAGATGCTAAATTAAAAGCAAATCAAGCTAATGCAGCCAAAGCTAAAAAAGGCGTTCAAGTAAAATCTTCTGACGAAAATACCGCAAAGTATAATCAAGCAAAAGCTATATCTACATCAAAAGATAAAGCTAATGACAAAATGATTGGTAGTTGGACTAATAGACAAAAAGCTGATAAAACTTTGAAAGATTTATCTGATAGCGGATATAAACCAGCAACCAAGGCGGTAACTAAGCCAGCAACTAAAGCGGTAACTAAGCCGACTCCTAAAGCGACTGCACAACCTGCTGCTAAAGCAAATAGTTACGAAGCAGCTAATAAAGGTGGAGCTATGGACAAACTTGTTAAAGCAAGAAATTCTGCAGCGAAAGGCAGTCGCGAATATGCAGCTGCGCAAAATCAAATTAATGCTGCAATGGGTTCTAAAGTAAAGCATGCTGCTAAAAAAATTGAGTCTGTAAGTACATTAAAGCCAGCCGGTGTTAAAAAAGAAACAATTACTGCATCTGCTCCGGCAAAGATGAAAAAAAAGTGCTAATAAAAAAAATATAAAATATGTCTGTACAACCAATTACAACAAGATTATTTAAAGGCGGTAAAAAAGTAGGAGAAAAAAAAATAAACCCAGGAGGATCTCCTGTAGTTGCTCCTGATGGTAATCGTCCTATTAAAACTTATGGTGGATCTAAATTATTCAACGGAGCTCCTAAATCTCCATTAAATAAATAATATGAGCTACACTATTCCGATTACTGCAAAATTACAAAAAGGTAAAGCAGTAAGTAAAACAAAAAAAGGCGTAAAATCGCCAGCAAAGCTTGCCCCTTTATTGGCAATGGCTGCTCCTATGATTATGGATAAATTATCTGGTAAAGGAGAATAATGGCTTTTAAGATGAAAGAAAAAAGTTCGTTGTTTGGCATTGACCAAAAAACGTCTACTTGTGATACTCCGGTGTTTAATAAGAAATTAGAACCAGGGATAGGCGCCGAGGCAAACCGTGATGGAACTATTTTTGTTGAAGAGGGCCTTGACGACTCAGAGAAAGAGGAAGCGGTTGAACATGAGACTTTGCATTTAAAACAATTAAAGCAAGGAAAATTAGCATATACAAATGATACAGTAACTTGGAAAAAAGATACTAGATCCCCTGCTAGAGTTTACACAAGACAAATGATGAACGAAGGAGCAAAAAATTTGCCATGGGAAAAAGAAGTATATGACAAAACTAAAAAATAAGAACTTATGAAATCACTACCAATAACACATAAAGCTACAAGATCCCCGATAAAAATGTCTGGGGAAGCATTAGTTGCAAATGACCAACAAGCGTATAAGCAATTTAACGACGTAGCTTCTGACTATGCCGCAGGCAGAAAAGAGGGTTTAAAAATGACCCAGAAAAAAGGTTCTCAAAGAGGAGAGGCGACTAGCGATAAACCTCCAGTTGATTTAAAACAACCGCCAATTGACGTTAAAGAGCAAACACCAACAAAAGTATAAAGATATGAAAAATATGAAAAGAGGATTTAAACTTACCTCGCCATTAAAAGCTACTACTGGAGGAGGCGGAGATAAAAATACTTCTGCGAGTTCTTCTACTACAACTACTAGCAATCCAGCTCAATCTGGAGGATACAAGGTAACGTCCACAAAGACTACAGTAAAAAAATCAGATACAGGCGCAGAGGTAAAAATTGCGCCTAAAGCAGAAAGATATAAAAAACCAAGACCAAAAGGATGGTCAGATGCAAAATTAGCAGCTCACAATAAAAAGAAAAGAGCAGAATGGGATGCTCAGGATAAAAAAGCTGAAGAATCAAAAGCTAGTTCTAAATCAGGGTCTGAAGAAACTACTACTAAGAATACGCCTGAATTAACCGAAGAAAAAGCCGGTACAACAAGTGATACTTTTACTTCAGAAGAAAGAAGAGTGCAAAATAGGGGCGAGAAGGTTGTTAATAGGCAAGAACGTCAATTAGGAAAACAAGGGTTACGTAGAGATAAACGGGCTATGAAAAGCTCAGCTGATTGGGACAAAATGACTTCTGCTGAAAAGAAAGCTGCTAAATACGAACTTAAAAAAGGGCAAACTGCTGAGGACAAAGCCAGCGGTAAAAAAGGCATTCTAGAAACAAAATTCGGTAAAGAATTTAAAGAGAATGTTGAACAAGAAAGAAAAATGGCAAAAGGCCAAGGAGAACAAAACAAGTCGCTTACTAGACAAGAGATTGAACGACCGGGCGAAGCTACTACAACTAGAAAAGCCCAATATGACCAAGGAGCAAATCCTTTAGATAGGTCTAATACTAAAAATTACGCCGAGGTAACAAAAGCAGTAGAAGGAAATAAAAAAGTAAAAGTAGAACCAGGTAGTAAGTTACCAGAGTCAGTTGAAGGAACAACAAAGACATCTAACTCAGAAACTAAGTCTACAACTAGTGCTCCAAAAGAAGAACCTAAAAAATACGACGCAACTAAAAACGCTCCTTTTTTAGAGGCGGGTAATCAAGGGCCGGAAAACGCTCCATCAAAAATGAAAGCCAGCGCTTTAAAATTTGTAATGAAGGGGTTTGGTTCAAAAGCGGGTTTCAATTTCAACAAGAAGAAATAATACTACAAGCAAACATATAACTAATGGCTAGAATAAGCACATATAATATAGACCAGGACGTCAGAGCTGATGATAAATTTATTGGCACTGACTCTAATGGTATTATAACTAAAAACTTTACCCCTTCAGGGATTGCTAATTTTTTAAATACCACTGGTGCAATAGCTATTGCTGGCCAGAATAATTTCTTTTTCCAAACAGATTTAGCAGGAGGAAGAAAAGCTGGTACAATTAGTTTTACAAACGGAGACGGAGAGGATACGCCTTTTAGCAATTTAACAACAATAAAGATTAGTAAATATGCTTCGTCTACCACAATGGTATTGGATTATTTGCAAACTTTAGTAGGGCAAGCTGTATTTATTGGGCAAACAGACAATTTAAACAATTTTGGTATATATAAATTATTAAGTTTAGATCAAGACTTATTAGAACCAACCTTTTACAATGCCACATTCCAACTAATAACGTCTCATGGAGCTTTGCTTTCAGAAAAATATTATGCACTTGCTGTATATCCATCTACTCAGGAACTTGTTCCAACTTCAAGAACATTAACTATAAATGGGACTACTTATGATTTAAGTGCGGATAGAACTTGGAGTGTTGGTACCGTTACATCAGTAGATTTATCAATGCCTCCTGCATTCACTGTATCTAACAATCCAATTACAGGAGCGGGGACAATTGCTGTTGTAGGGGCAGGGACAGCTTCTCAATATATAAGAGGAGATGGTCAATTAGCAACTTTTCCAAGTGGTGGGGGCGGAGGCTCGTCTGTTAATTATTATTTAAACGGAAGTGTACCATCGGGGGTTGCGGGTTATCAGCAAGTAGATAATGATGCTGTAATCGGCCCTGGAACGGACTTTACGTTAGTAGGGAATGGACTTATTGCCCAATTTTTAACAGACGTAGGGAATCCAAATAGAATAGAAATACCGGGAGGAGCTTGGAATTACGAGATATGGTTTAGTATGTCATCAAGTGGAGGAGCAGCTAAATTCTATATTGATTTATTAAAATACGATGGGAGTACTTTTACTTTAATATCTACAGGGGCAACAAATCCTGAAGCTATTACAGGAGGCACGTTAACTGATTTATACTTAACGTCGCTCGCTGTCCCAACGACTACATTATTAGCAACTGATAGATTAGCTATTAGAATTTATATAGTAGACAACTCGGGAGGTAGAACAGCAACATTGCATACTGAAGATAATAATCTATGTGAGATACTAACTACATTTTCAGGGGGCGTAACGTCTTTGAATGGATTAACTGCAAATACTCAATATTTTGCGGTTGGAGCATCGGGTACAGATTTTAATATATTGTCTACCACTGATACGCACACATTCAATATACCTAATGCTGGAGTAGGAATTTCAAGAGGCTTAATTACAAATGTCGTACAGTCTATTACCGGGGCCAAGACTTTTATTAACGATTTGCGGGTAAATACATTGACAATTGGAAAAGGGAACGGTAACCAGGCTGGGAATGTCGCTGTTGGTTTTCAAGCAATATTAACTAATACAACAGGAAACTTCAACACAGCTGTTGGTTATCAACCTTTATATTTTAATACTACAGGAGGTAGTAATGTTGCTATTGGCGCGTTAGCATTAAATAAAAATACTACAGGGACTGCAAATGTTGCAACCGGGGCAAACGCATTATATAATAATACAACGGGAAGTACTAATACCGCGAATGGAGATGCCGCGTTATATAATAATACTACGGGTATTCAAAATGTGGCAATTGGGCGTGCTGCACTTTTTAGTAGCCTAGAGGCTAATAATAATGTAGCCGTAGGACATAACGCGCTACAATTTAGTACGGCAACGTTAGCACCAAATAACGCTGTTGGAGCTGAGGCTCTAAAAAATAATATAGCGGGTTACGGTAACACCGCAATGGGTTATCAAACGTTGTTTACGAATACAACTGGCTGGCTTAATACTGCGATGGGTTATCTAGCATTATATAGTAACACAACAGGCAATAATAATGTAGCTTTAGGAAGTACTTCCTTATATGGCAATACAACTGGCTCCAGTAATACAGCAATTGGTAATGCCTCGCTAAGAGGCAATACAACTGGTATTCAAAATGTAGCAATTGGTTATCAAACAATGTACCAAGCCAACACCGGAAATAACAATATTGCTATAGGGTATACTGCTTTAACTAATAATAGTAGTGGATCTCAAAATGTGGCTCTAGGCCATACTGCGCTCATTTTCAACACCACAGGAAGCAATAACACGGCAGTTGGCTATAGAGCATCATGGAGTAACACAACTGCAAGCGGCAATACGGCTATTGGGTTTGAATCATTATATTCTAATACAACAGGAAGTAACAACACTGCCAATGGCTTTGAATCACTATATTCAAATACAATAGGTATTAATAATAGTGCTATTGGTCCATATTCGTTACGGTCTAATACTACAGGAGGCAGTAATATTGCTATTGGCGTTTCTTCGTTATATTTTAATACTACAGGAAGTGCTAATCATGCTATTGGTCAAACTTCGTTATTCCGTAATACTACAGGAAATTTTAATGTTGCAAATGGTTGGCAAACGTTATATAATAATACAACAGGAGAAAGTAATACTGCTATAGGGCACGAAGCGTTATCCAACAATATAAACGGAAGTTATAATATAGGAGTAGGCTTTAATGCTAAAACTTTAAATACTAATGATACTAATTCAATTGTAATAGGGTATAATGCAATAGGTGCTGGATCAAATGCTGTAACTTTAGGGAACACATCTATTACTACCACTAGACTAAGAGGATCAGTACAAGGCGGATCATTTGTTAAAGACGGCGGAACATCTTCACAATACTTAATGGCGGATGGATCTGTAACAACAGTACCTTATAAATATAATTTTTCAGGAATTTTAGCTTTAACAGGTACGTTAATAACTACTAACTTATTGACTATAACAATACCGGCAAACTCATTAAGCGATTATTTAGATCTTAGAAGTTTAATGGTTCAACAATCAGGACCCGCTTTAGCAGGTTTTCAAATAAGGGTCTGGCATAATAGTGTTAATGATTTTAATACGGCTACAAGAATAGCAAATTATGCTTTTGGAGCAGGGGGTGCTGATTTATTCGCTCAAATGACAAGAAAGTTTTCAATACAATCTACATATGGAACATTATTTGGATTTTCATCAACACCTTCAAGTGCCACAGGGGAAGGTTCAAATTCTAACGCGCCATTATCAATACCTTTTAATCCAGCAGTAATTAACTATTTATTTGTGTCTGTACAATTAAACGATATAACAGACACTGCAACATTAAGAAATGTAAATATAACAAATTAAAATTATGGAAAATTTAACACAAGAAGAAATTCAAAACTCAGTAAATGCCGCTTACGATTCAGTAAATTTAATTAATGAACTAAATTTAATTGAAGAATTATCTATTGAAGAAAAAGACACTTTAGATAGAAATAAAGAGCACCTTAAAATAATGTTAGCAAAAGAGTGGTTTTACAATGCTTTAACAGAAGATCAAAAAATAGAATTATCTAATATTTAAGTGATGAGCAAAGAGCAATTAGATATATTATTAAATAAATGGATTAGCAGAAAGCTATTGGTATTTATTGTAGCATGCGCTGGGTTATTCTCTGGGCATTTAACATCAAGTGACTTTGCAATGATAGCAGCAGCATATGTAGGTATTCAAGGATTTACGGACATTATTAATAAATTAAAGAGATGATGGATCAAGGATCAATAAGATTGTACGTATTAAACGCTTTAACTATTTACTTAAGCTTTACAAATTTGGAAACTACACTAAAAATACTATTACTATTAATATCAATAGTATATACTAGTATGAAAATATATGATTGGGTATTAATTAAATTAAATAAAAAAGATGCTAATAACAGTAAAGAGACTTTACAAGACTGAAAACTCTACAATAGGGGAATTATTAATAGACGGCGTATTTGAGTGTTTTACTTTAGAAGATAAAGAAAGACCTGTTAAGATTAAAGGCGAAACAGCAATACCTAAAGGGACATATAAAGTTATAATCAATAAATCAAATAGATTTAAAAGATTATTGCCTTTATTAATTAACGTGCCTAACTTTGAGGGAGTAAGAATTCACAGCGGTAATTCTAATCATGACACCGAGGGATGCATTTTAGTTGGTCAAACTAGGAATAAAAACTACATAGGACAGTCTAGAAAAGCATTTGATAAATTATTTAAAAAAATGCAGGCGGCTAAGGACATAACATTGACAATAATATCGTAATGAAAAAATATATTTTAATTTTAATACTATTTTTAATGGCGTCATGCGCGTCAAGAAAAGTTAATATAGAAAAAATCGATATACAGAAAGACAGTGTATCGGAAACAAAAATTATAGTTACAACTGTAGAAAATGAAATAAAGACAGATTCTACAAATATAACTACAACCACTGATAACAGTGAAATTACTATAACACCTATTGATTCTAGTAAAACGATTATAGTCGATGGTAAAAGTTATAAAAACGTTGTTTTAAAGATTAAAAAGACTAAAGCTAATACTTTATATATAAACAACAAAAAAGAGTATAATAATAAGCGTATTGATTCCGTAGCGACTGCAAAGGTAGAAGTAAAAGAACAAACAATTGGAAAAACAAAAACAATAGATAAAAAAACAAATTATTGGTTTTTATTTTATTGGTTAATACTAATATTAATACTATATTTATTATGGCGAAACAGACCGCTGTTGCTAAAAAGGTTATAAAAAACATTTCAAGACCTGGCGTTCACGCAAAAAGCAAAACATCAAAATTAAAATCATCAAAGCTATATAAAAAAGCTTATGGCGGACAAGGTTGATAAATAGGTTTACATTAGTATTCTTAAGATACCTTATAAACAAGTAATTTATATAAATAATAACAATAAAATTTAATAAAAATGGCAAAAGCAAATCAAGAATTTACAGAAGTAACAAGCTTAACAGCGGAAGAACTAAACAACTTGCAATCATTAGTTTCTGAATTTAACAGCATTCAATTAAAATGCGGAGATTTTGAAATTCAAAAACATCAATTATTGCATAAACTTGGAAGTGTATCTACGGCGTTAGAAACATTGCAAGCAGAATTAAAAGAAACATATGGAGATGTTGTTGTAGACATTAATACCGGCTCTTTTAAACCAAAAGAAGATGTCGAAGTTAATTCGTAAAATAAGTATAGGTAGAGATTATAAGACCGACGCAATGCATTATGCCGTTGGGCAAGAGGTATACGGTGGTCATATAATTAATAATATAATAGAAGAGGAAGATAAGTACTTTATATATATTAAGAAGGATAACGAAGTTGTGCCGTGGAAAGACTTTAATAAGAATATGGCTATAGCAATAGAATATAATTTAGATTATTAATGCAAAGTGTTTTTAGTTTTATAGTAGAACCTAAAGACAATAGGTATACTAATGTAAAGGAAACGGAAGATGGCAAGCTCATACTTAACACGGAATTACAGAACTATCAATATGTTAGTAGACACGGTATAATTAAAGGAATACCGTTAGCGATAAAAACAAATATACAAGTAGGAGATGAAGTTATTGTACACCACAATGTATTTAGGAGATTCCACGATATTAGAGGTGTTGAAAAAAATGGCAAAGCTTATTATGATGAAAATACTTATTTTATTGAGGAGAATCAAATATTTTTGTATAAACATAATAATAAGTGGATTGCGCCTGATGGATATTGTTTTATAAAACCATTAAAGTCAAAGAATATATTCACGACTGATCACGAAAGACCTTTAGTTGGCGTATTAAAATATGCTGATGAAAGTCTTTTAAAGAATGACATAACTGTAGGTTCATTAGTTGGGTTTTTACCTGGCAGCGAATATGAATTTATAGTCGAAGGGCAGAGGTTATACCGAGTACCCACCAATTTAATTTCAATAAAATATGAATGTAAAGGAGACGAAGAAGAATATAATCCTGGCTGGGCATAAAGCAGTATTAGAGCTTATTAAGGTAGCGGAAGAAGCTATTCTTAATAATGGAGATGACGATTTATCTGCGGATAAATTAAAGAATGCTGCTGCTACAAAAAAGCTAGCTATCTTCGATGCTTTTGAAATCCTTAGCCGGATTGAAGAAGAGGATAACATACTTGAGGATCGACCAAAAGAAGAGATTGAGAAAGTCGCGTTCAAAGGATTTGCAGAAAGGAGATCCAAATAATGTACCAACAAAGTTTAGTTAAAACAATTGAACCTATTAAACTTACAACTATATCTAGACTAAATAAAGCAAAGAAATGGGAGTATGGTTATAACAAGGAACATGATGTTATAGTAATAAGTAAGACCGGTCAAATAGGCGAAATATACGAGATACAAAATCTTAAGATAGCTTTACCCAAAGCGCCGGCAAAAGTTGACAACATAAACAATAAGTGGACAGTATCAACTTATCCAAAAGAATTAAAAAGCATTAAAAGTGTTTTTGATTGGAGAGAATATCCTGATTCATTTAAAGAAAAATGGGAAGGTTATATTGACGAAGAGTTTAAACGCCGAGAGGACGGACATTGGTTTGTTAACAAAGGAGTAAATACTTATATAACAGGTACGCATTATATGTACCTACAATGGTCTAAGATTGACATTGGGCCACCTGATTTTAGAGAGGCAAATAGATTGTTCTTTATATTTTGGGAAGCTTGTAAAGCGGATAATAGATGTTACGGCATGTGCTATTTAAAAAATAGACGTTCCGGATTTTCATTTATGGCTTCTGGCGAAACGGTTAATTTAGCAACAATAACTGGTGACGGGCGATTTGGTATATTATCAAAGTCTGGAGCAGATGCTAAAAAAATGTTTACAGATAAGGTTGTACCTATATCATTAAACTACCCGTTCTTCTTCAAACCAATACAAGACGGTATGGATAGACCTAAAACAGAACTTGCATATCGTATACCAGCTTCTCGTTTAACAAGAAAGTCTATACAATCTAAAGATAAAACAGAAGTGCTTGAGGGTCTTGATACAACAATTGACTGGAAAAACACAGGTGATAATGCTTATGATGGTGAAAAACTACAATTATTAGTACATGATGAGTCCGCTAAATGGTTAAGACCGGATAACATATTAAACAACTGGAGGGTTACTAAAACTTGTTTAAGATTAGGTAGCAGAATTATTGGTAAGTGTATGATGGGATCAACATCAAACGCGTTAGACAAAGGAGGGGAAAATTATAAAAGTTTATACTATAACTCTGATGTAGCTAAAAGAAATAGGAACGGACAAACGCGCTCAGGACTGTACTCTTTATTTATCCCAATGGAATGGAATTATGAGGGGTTTATTGATGAGCATGGGCATCCAGTATTTGACACGCCTAACAAAAATATTTTAAGCCCTCAGGGGGACGTAATTGATATAGGGGTTATAGAACATTGGAACAACGAAGTTGATGGCTTAAAAGGAGACCAGGACGCTTTAAATGAATTGTATCGACAATTTCCAAGAACAGAAGAACACGCTTTTAGAGATGAAACAAAAAGTAGTATATTTAATTTAGCAAAAATATACGAACAAATAGATTATAATAGTGATTTGCGATTTAGTAATGTTATTACTAGAGGTAATTTTTCATGGGCTAATGGAATTAAAGATACAAAAGTAGTATTTAATCCAAATGAATCAGGTAGATTTTTAGTTACCTGGGTTCCCTCTGGGAATTTGCAAAATAATCAAATAGCAAGAAATGGGTTTAAATATCCAGGCAATGAACATATGGGCGCATTCGGTTGTGATAGTTATGATATATCAGGAACAACAGATGGTAAAGGTTCTAAAGGGGCATTACATGGGTTAACTAAGTTTTCGATGGAAGATGCTCCGCCAAACTCATTTTTCTTGCAATATGTAGCAAGGCCACAAACCGCAGAGATATTTTTTGAAGAAGTGTTAATGGCTTGCATATTTTACGGAATGCCAATACTAGCAGAGAATAATAAACCTAGGTTACTATATTATTTTAAAAGAAGGGGTTATAGAGGGTATTCTATGAATAGACCTGACAAGTTATGGACAAAATTGTCTGTAACAGAAAAAGAGATTGGCGGAATACCAAATTCAAGTGAGGATATTAAGCAAGCGCATGCCGCCGCTATAGAGAGTTATATACAAAGATACGTAGGTATAAAAGAAGATGGCGAATATGGTGATATGTATTTTAACGAAACACTCAATGATTGGTCAAGGTTTGATATAAGTAATAGAACAAAATACGATGCTACCATCAGTTCGGGGTTAGCGATAATGGCATGTAATAAACACATGTACCACCCGTCTGCAGAGGTGCAACGACAAAAATTGAATTTAACAATCGCTAGGTATACTAATAGCGGTTCAACATCACAAATAGTAAAATAATATGGCTGAGTCAGTTGTAAAAAGTTTTTTTCCAAGCCAAATAGCTAGCGATCAAGAAAAAATGTCGCAAGAGTATGGGTTAAAAGTCGGTAGGGCTATTCAGGACGAATGGTTTAAAGCTAGTTCGGGTACTACTAGATTTAGAAATAACCAAAGTGCGTTTCATAGATTAAGATTATATGCTAGAGGTGAGCAATCAATCCAAAAGTATAAAGACGAATTATCTATTAACGGCGATTTATCTTATCTTAACTTAGATTGGAAACCGGTTCCTATTATACCAAAATTTGTTGATATAGTAGTTAATGGAATTTCTGATAGAGGGTTTGATATAAAAGCATATTCGCAAGATCCATATGGCGTAAGCAAACGTACTGCATTTATGGAATCTATAATAAGAGATATGCAGACTCAAGAATTAGGTAGATTTGCTCAAGAGAAATTTGGAGTCAACTTGTTTGAAAATCCGCCTGAGAAATTACCGGATTCTCAAGAAGAATTAGATATTTACATGCAACTTAGCTATAAACAAGGTATTGAAATAGCCGAAGAGGTTGCTATAAATACAATCCTTGATGGGAATAGATATGACTTAACTAAACGAAGAGTTATATACGACATTACTACAATAGGTATTGGAGCAGCAAAGAATACATTCAATAAATCAGAAGGAATAAAAGTTGAGTATGTTGATCCAGCTAACTTAATTTATTCTTATACAGAATCACCTTATTTTGACGATATATATTACGTAGGAGAAATCAAACCTGTATCTATAAATGAATTAAAATTACAATTTCCTGAGTTAACAACAATTGACTTAGAAGAAATAGCAAAGCAAGGTTTTCAAAATAATACATTTTTTGATAGAACAATATCAAATTATGATAATTCTGATTCTAATACCGTACAACTATTGTATTTTAACTATAAAACCTATATGAACGAGGTGTATAAGGTTAAAGAAACTGCAACCGGAGCATCTAAAATAATCGTTAGAGATGATCAATTTGATCCACCTATAGATGAATTAGAGGCTAAGTACGGTAAAATGTCTAGATCTTTAGAGGTTTTATATGAAGGAGTATTAGTATTAGGTACTAGTAAACTTCTAAAGTGGGAAATGGCTAAAAATATGATGCGCCCTAAAAGCGATTATACTAAAGTTAAAATGAACTATAGTATAGTTGCTCCTAGAATGTACAAAGGAAAAATAGAATCGCTAGTTGGTAGAATTACTGGCTTTGCAGATATGATACAGTTAACACATTTGAAACTACAACAAGTTTTATCTAGAATGATACCAGATGGTGTATATCTAGATGCTGATGGACTTTCAGAAGTTGATTTGGGTAATGGCACAAGCTACAATCCGCAAGAGGCATTGAATATGTATTTCCAAACTGGATCTGTAATAGGTAGATCTTTCACTCAAGAAGGGGACATGAACCCTGGTAAAATTCCAATACAAGAAATTAATACAGGTAATGCTAGTGGCAAAATGCAAAGTCTAATAGGTACATATAATTATTACCTAGGTATGATTAGAGATGTTACCGGATTAAACGAAGCAAGAGATGGTTCAACCCCTGATGCAAATGCTTTAGTAGGAGTGCAAAAAATGGCCGCTGCTAATTCAAATACCGCTACTAGACATATATTACAAAGTGGTTTATTTATTACCGCGGAGATGGCAGAAATGCTTTCGTTAAGAATATCAGATGTATTAGAATATGCTCCGTCAAAAGAAGCATTTGTTCAAAAAATAGGAGGTCATAATGTAGCTATACTTGATGAAATAAAAGATTTATATTTATACGACTTTGGTATATTCATAGAATTAGTGCCTGATGATGAAGAACGACAAATGCTGGAAAACAATATACAAGTTTCATTAGCGCAAAAAAATATAGATATAGAAGATGCAATTGATATTAGAGAAGTAAAAAATCTAAAATTAGCAAATCAACTATTAAAAATAAAAAGAAAAAAGAAAATTGAAAGAGATCAAGCTATGCAACAAGAAAATATGCAAGCTCAAGCTCAAGCTAATATGCAGACTCAACAACAAGCTGCTCAATTAGAAATACAAAAAGAACAACAATTAATTGCTCAGAAAATACAATTAGAACAAACCAAGTCAGATTTAGAATTAACTAGGATGGATAGAGAGATTGCTGCTAAGAAAGAATTAATGCAATTAGAATTTGAACTTAATATGCAACTAAAAGGCGTTGAAGCTGAAGCTTATAAAGCAAAAGAAGGTTTTAAAGAAGACAGAAAAGACAATAGAACCAAGATGCAGGCTACGCAACAAAGCGAAATGATTGAACAAAGACACAATATGACAGGTCCTAAAGATTTTGAATCTTCAGGTAATGATATAATGGGCGGTGGATTTGGTTTAAATTCTTTCGAGCCTAAGTAATAATAACATTAACACAATTATATAATATTTTATCATGAATACAGAAAACCAAGAAGTTACACCAGACTTGGAAATTAGTCCAGTAACACAAGAAGACGGAGTTATAAAAATAAATTTAGGCGAACTTAATAAACAAAGTAAAGATGCCGTTCAAGAGCAAAGCACAAATGAGGTTTCTGTTCTCGCAGAATCCGAAAGTAGCGGAGCACTTCAGGAAGAGAACAACGAAGAAACAGTTGTCGAACTTGCCAGAGAAGAAAGCCCCGTTGAAAATCAGGAAGATGTACTAGAAGAAATAACTGATGAAGAGGTACAAGAAATTGTGGCTACAGTTAAAGAGGATATTGCAGAAGCAATTGAAGCACAATCTAACGGAGTTCCATTACCTGATAATATTCAGAAAGTGGTTGATTTTATCAATGAAACAGGTGGAAGTTTAGAAGACTATGTTAAACTTAATACGGA